CACGGAGGTCAATCTGACTTGGGAACAGGTCAATCTGATCGCTGGTAGCTGGGGCATCGTAACGGCAGTCAACTTCATGTCCATGGGCTGGACGGCCAAGGGCAACTATACCGCGTGCTACCCCGGCAACACCGACATCAAGGATCAGTTTATTCCTGTCTCCAGAATGTTCGATTATGTGGCAAACACTCTGATTCGCACTTTCTGGAGCAAGCAGGATAAGCCCATGAACCGCCGACTTGTCGATTCCATTCTGGACACCTGCAATATCTGGCTCAACGGTCTGGTGAACAATGAATACCTGCTGGGTGCCCGCGCGGTCGTGCTGGAGGAGGAAAATCCTCTGACCGATCTTATGGCAGGAATCATCAGATTCCACATCTACATCACGCCTCCTGCACCGGCGCAGGAGATCGACTTTACTCTGGAGTATGACGCCAGCTATGTGGCGGCAGCTCTGGCGGCTTAAAAAGGAGGAATAGCAGATGAAGCAGCCTGCGGCTTATATCAATCTGGAGCTGTACGAAGACAGCGTGAATTTGCTGGGAGTTGCCAATGTTAAGCTCCCGGCAATCACCTTCCCCTGCGTCACCATTTCCGGTGCTGGTATGATGGGTAACATGGAAGTTCCCCTGTTGGGCATGATTGATTCCATGACCATGGACATCAAGTTCCTTACTGCCACGGAGAGTGCGGTCAGCCTCATGGCCCCCCACAAACATCAGCTGGATCTTCGTGTCGCAGAGGAGTACTGGGATACGGCAAACGCAGACATCGGTCTGTGGGCGGACAAGTATGTGGTGATCATCCGCCCGAAGTCCACTGACCCCGGTACGATTGCCCCTATGACGGCGGCAGATGCCTCTGGTCAGTATGTGGTCTACTACTTTGCTGCCTATAAGGATGGGCAGCAGCTGTGGGAGATCGACAAGCGCAACATGAAGTGCGTGATCGGCGGAGTCGACTATATGGCCGATGTCCGTACGGCGCTGGGAAAGTAAGGAGGAGTCGTTATGAGCGAAAAGAATAATCAGATAGTTGCCGATGCAAGCTCCATCGAGGGCGCAGCGCGGCTGGCAGAGGAGCAGGCGAACAATGCAACCGCATTGCCTGATTACGGCAGCTATACCCATGAGTTCCGCACTCCGTTTTCTTACGAAGGTGAGACCTATAAGGAACTTACCTTCCAGTGGGACGGGCTGACTGGTAAGGACAGCCTGGACATCGAACGCGAACTGCGTGCACGCGGTATCACCGTTGTTGTGGCGGAGTACACCCCGGAATACCTTACGGCTATGGCTGCAAAGGCGTGCACCTACCGCGACAACGAGGGCAAGCGCAAGGTGAGTGCGTTTACCTTGCAGGCGATGCCTCTCAGAGACTTCCGGGCAATCTGCAGCCGCGCGAGACGTTTTTTACAGCATGCGGAGTCGTAACCGGTGACGGAGGGCTGTGGCTCCGAAAGCAATGCCTGATCCTGGCTAAGAATAATAAGACACCAGCGATTGACTGGCTGTCTTTGCCGTTGGCGGATCTGCGGCTTTGGATCGAGGCCAACAATACCGTGATCGACGAGGAAAGGAGACTGCGCCCAAATGGCAAGTAGAAAAGAATATGCAATGGATTTTCTGCTGAACGCGAAGATGAACGGCGCGTTCAGCAGTACTTTTTCTAAGGCTCAAGAGGAATTTGCCAGACTGGGGAAAGAGATCCAGTCTGTGCAACGTCTCCAATCTGATATTGCGGCATATCAAAAGCAGCAGGCGGCGGTGGACAACACCGCCGCCAAACTGCAAAATCTCCAGCAACAGCATAACCTTTTACAGAAGGAAATTTCTGAAACCAGCGGCTCCACCACCGCGCTGGAAAGAGAAAAACTGAAGCTGGAGCAGCGGATCGCAAACACGATCTCGACGCTGGAGAACCAGAAGCAGAAGCTCGAAGCAACAAGTTCCCGGTTGAAAGAAAACGGCGTTGATACTGCTGACTTGGCAAGAAAAGAAGCGGAGTTGGCAGAGAAAATCAAGCAGTTGTCCTCCGAACAGGAAAAGGCTGCTGAAAGTGCAAAGGAATACGGCGATACAGCCGCTGATGCCTTTGAAGCTGTATCCGCGGCAATAACTGCCGCAGGAATTGCTACAGCGTTGAAGGAAATTGCGGAGGCTTACTCGGAATGCATCACCAGCGCAGGAGACTTCGAGGCGTCGATGTCCAATGTCAAAGCTCTGTCTGGAGCGACCAGCGGAGAAATGAAGCAGCTGACCGAGAAAGCGAAGGAGTTGGGCGCAGAAACCAAGTACTCCGCGCTTGAATCCGCTGACGCTATGGGTTACATGGCGATGGCGGGATGGAATGCGGCTGAGATGATTTCGGGCATGGACGGCGTGTTGTCACTGGCGGCAGCGTCCAATGAGGCGCTTGCGCTGGTGTCTGACATTGTGACGGACTCTATGACTGCGTTCGGTCTGACGGCGGCTGATACTTCCCGCTATGCAGATGTACTGGCAGCAACCGCAACTAAATCCAATACCAGCGTCGCGCTTATGGGCGAGACATTCAAATATGCCGCGCCTGTTGCCGGTGCGTTGGGATATTCCATCGAGGATGTTTCTGTGGCGATCGGTCTTATGGCGAACTCCGGCATTAAGGGGAGCATCGCTGGTACCTCCCTGAGAAATGTTTTTGATGGTCTGCTTGAAGGGTCGACGCTGACTGCAGCTGCGTTTGGTGAATATGAATACTCTGCGGTAAAGGCGGATGGCACGCTAAAAACCTTTAGCGAGACCATCAATGATCTGCGCTACTATTTCGATCAGATGACAGCGGCAGAAAAAGTTGCGAATGCCGAAGCTCTTGCAGGCATGCGTGGCTATTCCGGTTTGCTGGCAATTCTGAATTCTACCGACGAGGACTTTGCTTCACTGACTACGAGTATCAACAACTGCACCGGAGCTGCCGAGCGGATGGCTGCCATTAAGATGGATAATCTGAATGGCGACCTTGAGCTGATGGACGGCGCGTGGGAAGCGCTTGTTGAGACGATCGGAGAGCAGTTCATTCCGGAAATGCGGGCGCTTTACCGTGTTGGAGCTGATGTGTTCGGCGTCATGGACGAGTTCGTGCAGGAAAACCCTGCTGTGGTGAAGGGCGTGACCGCGTTTATCGGTGTGGTCGGAACAGCGACAGCAGGACTGACTGCATATGCAGCTATTGCGAAGACCGTAAAGGCTCTGAATCTGGCAACTCTGTTTACCGGCCCGGCGGGAATCACGGTTGCTGCTATCGCCGGTGTTGCGGCGCTGACTGCCGGTGTAGTGGCTCTTTCCAATGCTGAAAGTCAAGAGACCAAGGAACTGCGTGAGCTGAGTGAGGCATCGCGCCAGCAGTATAAGGAACTGCAGGAGCTGAATGCGGCATATCAAGAGACCTGCTCGGTATACGGGGAGACCTCTGATGAAGCTCGGTATCTGGCATGGGAAATCGATGAGCTGACGCAAAGCTACGAAAATAGCAAGCAATCGCTCGATGAATATATCGAGGAGTGCAACGCTCTTAACGAAAGCTTGAATGATGTTCTGGATACGAACCGTGAAGCGTATCAGGAGATCGATCACAACGAGGGAACTACCCTCGCGCTGGTCCATCGCCTTCAGGATCTTGCTGCGGAAACGGAAAAGACAACTTCCGTGCAGGAAGAGATGAAGGCCATTATCGTAAAGCTGAATGAGACGGTTCCCGATCTGGCACTCAGCTATGAAGCGGTTACCTCTGGTGTCGCAGATTATGCGGCAGCGATCGAGGCGACTGTCAAAGCGCAGGCTGAAGCAGAGCGGTATTCAACTGCGCAGCGAAATATGGCTGACGCATATAATGCGCAGAATGCCGCCCAGAAGGAATTGGATAATCTGCGGAGCCAGCAGAACAGCGCACGGGAGCGTTTGAATATAGCAGAGCAAGCGTACATGGAGCGTTTGGCGATGCTCACCAAGTACGATACAACTGGCGCCGGAGCTCTGGCGGCAATGTTTTCTGCGGAGAAAAAGGAGTATGACGCGGCGCTCGAAGCTGTTGAGGACTATCAGACTAAGATTGAAGAGACGGAAGATACCCTCCAGAAAGCGACTGATGACTACAACGAGTACAGAGATGCGCTGGTCGGGTATGTTGAGTCTACCTACGAAAACGCAGATGCGACAGCGGAGTTGTGCGAAGCCATCGATGAGACGATGACTCGCGTATCGAAGCTGGCGGAAGCTTACGATGAAGCATATTCGGCGGCGTACGATAGCATATCCGGTCAATACGCTTTGTGGGAAAAGGCGGCGGAGATAGAGGAAACCGGTGCTTGGAGCATCAATAATGCACTGGAAAGCCAGATCGAATATTGGCAGGACTACAACGAGAATTTACGGCTTTTGACCGAGCGAAGCGAGGATATCAAGGGCCTGAGCGATGTTATAGCTTCCTTTGCCGATGGATCACAGGCGAGTGTTAATGCAATCGCCGGCCTGGCGTCTGCCAGCGATAAGGATCTGGCTGCTATGGTGGAAAACTGGCAGGCACTGCAAAAGGAGCAGGAGCAGGCCTCTGGCAGCAT